GGCTCGGATGTTCGCCTGGTAGAGAATGGACGCCTGGTGCCCACCCATGAACTGGTTCACCTGGCCAGCGAAGAGGGCTGAACCCGCGTTGGCTCCAACCCAATCGGGCGTCTGCGGAACGATGAAATTTCCGGGCATCTAGAGCACCTGAGTCTGGAAGGAGTTCTGGGAAAGACTGATCGACCTGATGGTCTGGACGTACGTCCTGTTGTTGGAAATCTGTCCAGGCCAGTACTCGTAGTAGCTCGATGCGATGGAACCAATGGCTCCGTTGCGATAGAAGAGCATGTAGGGGGAATTGTCCCCACCGCCATCGAGAGCAACCCAGGCCAGAAGACCTGTGACGTCGCTGGTGAAGAACTGGACGTACATTCCACCGGTCTGGTTCGTCCAGGTGGAACCGGAGTTGGTCGAGGTGGAGTAGTACTGGTTGACGTCGGCTGTGGTCTGGTACTGCCAGAAGTAGTTCTCGGTTCCGGAACTTGTCCTGGTTCCGCTGATGACTACCCAGTAGAACTGCCCGGACACAACGGAAGTCGAAGGGATGCTGACTGGAACCATGAGGGTCAGTGGAGTCGCGTACAGGTACTCCTGGGTCATGGTCATCTTGGGAGACTGGGGCGTGATCGGTGCTCCAGGCTTCCCGGCGACGTCGGTCCAAATCTGCACGCTTACCGGGTCTAGCGAGCCATCAGGGTAAGTACCGAGACCAAAGTTGGTCAGGATGTACCCGATGGACGACCCGTTGGACTGAAAGCGCTGAGCAACCCATAGGCCAGTGGTACCGCCAGTGAATGACAAGGTGTTGGTGGGGTTGGCGTTGATCGTGGTCGGACCGATCCCCTGGTAGTACGGGATCATTCCATGGGTGAGCAGGAGCTGGTTGGCGTGAGCAGCCAGAGCAGGCTGGGCAGTTCCACCACTTGTCAGCAGTGGTGTGTTGACGTTCCAGCCGTTTCCGGTGGCCGACTGGTAGTTCGCGTTGTTGACATTTGGCATTACTGCCCCAGGAGGTTGAACGTGGCCTGAAGGATCAGGGTGTTCGGGTTGGTGACGGTCACGGTCGGGGTGAAGACCCAGTGGTCCAGGAGGATGCCAGCGGTCTGCACGTTGGCGTTGCTGGAAGTGCCATTGGCGAAGACTCCCGCCTCACCTACCGTGTAGCTTGTGGCTGGAGTTGGGAAGTAGAACGTCCAAGTGGCCTGAGAAGCGATCGTAGGGGTGGCTGGAGCGCTTGAACCGGCCCCTACGGTCACTCGTGCCAGTTCGGCCCCCAGAAGGACGTCAGCGGCCGTTGCAGCCGTTGTGGACGACCCGATAGCCCCCCAGAGCGGGGTCAGGTAGTACGAGGTGGTGACGCCCAGGTTCGCGGCCTGGTCCTGGATGCCGGAGTACACCAGCGCGTTGGCAATGGCTGTCATGCCTGCCGTACACATGGTGTTCTTGCCATGTCGCTCGTCCACGACATTTCCGTCAGGATCAACGACGTAGACGGACAGGCGTCCCTCGAAACCGATGAAGGCGTCTAGCCCCACGTCACCATTCCCCACTGTCCCATGTCCCACTTCGGATTCGCCCTTACGTTGGTGGTCATCGTGTCCGAGACCGTTGAGTTCTCATTCGGCTGGGCGAAGTAGCCCTGGAGCGGAACGATAGAGCCCTGGAACGACTGACTCTGCTCATTCAGCTGATTGATGATATCAGGAAGGGTATACGGGCGGACAAGTCCCGGCATGTTGTACTCCTAGATTCGTACAGCCTTGATGGAGCAAATCTTGTAGCCCCCCTGGATGAACTGAATGCTGTTCCCGATCACGATGAAAGTCTGATTCGTCAGACCCCAACTGTAGTTGGTTCGGTCGTCCGGGATGAAGCTGGAGGTGAGCTGGAAGGTCTGTCCTGCCTGAATCCAGCCGAGCCATTCCGGTGAGGTCGAGAAGTTGATGCGCTCCGCCACGAAGGCATATTCCTGACGCTGCCGCATGGCACGAGCCTGAGCCATCGGAACCGTGGTCAGAGAGCTGTCGGAGATGTACTCCATGAACACGCCCCCGTTCGGCCCGGTGTACGTGGTCTGCGAGTTCACGTCGTTCGCCTGAGCGATGATCGGAACCTGGTAGTCGTACCAGAGCTTGATCGTCTGACCACCGGCAGGAGCGCCTGTAGGTGAGTTCAGGAACCATGAACCGATGACGTTCTGGGCAATGGACCAGCCGGTTCCGGTGAATGAACCACCAGCCGAAACCAGGGTGACAGGGGTGACCGTGTTGTTCACGGTGAGAACCGGAGAGCCCGTTACGGTGTACCGCAGGGGCCAGGACCGCTGGATTCCATCTGTCAGCCAGGTGTCAGTCGGGTTGTTCTGACGGTAGTTCCCGTACTTGATGATCTGGGTCGCACCCTGAACCAGAATGCGGTTACGAACCGATGCTCCGTCCCATTCGTATCCATAGCTGTTTTCGAAGGAGATGTGTCCTTCGGTCAGGTTCGGAGTGGATGAACCGACGTACGTTGGGTTTGTCGTGAACGTGACACCAGAAGGCTGGGCAGTGGTCTGGTCATAGAAGTGAAGCTGACGATTCTGGTCTACATACCATCCGTAAGGAGTGGTCTGAGTGGCGAACTTGGCCAGCTTCACCCACGCGGAAGACAGGGTGGAGTAGTTCAGAACGAAGGACTGAATCAGGGGTGCTGGAGTGACGAATCCGGGAGCACCTGGCGTTGACTGGGAAGTCTGAATGGCCGTGATGCCACAGTTGGCCTGCTGAGTGAGAGCAACGATGATCTGATCAATCGTCATGCCGATGAAGGTGCCCTGCACGATTGCGTTATCCGCATAGAAGGCGTAGTCTGTGCAGCTCAGGTTCCAGTAGTTGATGCCATTGAGCGAGTCCAGTGTGACGTGGGTGATCACGCCCGCGAACATGGAGACGTTGGCGGTGTTATCGAAGAACGAAACCTGAGAGAGAGGCTTGATCACGAACGCCGGGGTACCTGTCGTCGAGTAGTCGTCAACGAGCGTGAAGGTGGCGGTCGAGCCCTGTCGTCCGAAGTTCTGGTTGATGGTCGGAGAAGCAGCACCCGACCATGCCAGATTGTTCGTGTAGGCCGTGGCCGATCCGCCAGGTGGTGTGACTGTGAACGTCAGTGACGGTGTGGGGATCAGACTCATAAGCCTATGGTATCTCTCTTAGTAGTGGATTCGTACTCCCGCCTGAGGCAGAGTCTTGACAGCAACCTGCTCACCGATGCGGCGAACGAGATCCTGCATGCCCTGCTGTCCGGCGATCACAGCGTTACCGAGGTCAACGTGAACGTGAACGTCTCCGCCGCCAGCAGCTCCCGCTGTCATTCCGCCAGAGGTCAGCCCCAGGCCAGTTGCCATGACTGTGCCAGCAGCGTTCAGACCATTGACACCGATGTTAACTGCACCCTTGACACCGATGGCCTGTGGTAGCTTACCAGCCATGTCCGCTACAGCGTTGACTGCCTCACTGGTGTGGGCCACAACGCCCTGAGCGACACCGTGAGGAATCCACTTACCAACTTCCGACGCGAAGAGCCTTGACGGAGAGCTGATGCCTAGGAAAGACTTAGCCGCGTCGAGAGCGGAGTGAGCCAGATCCTTCAGCTTGCTGAGCAGCGCCCCGCCCGCGTTCTCGACACCGGAAATGATACCGTGGACGATGTTCGAGCCCACGCTCATGAACCAAGATCCGATTCCCGAAAGGAAGCTCAGGATGCTGTTGAACCCACCGGAAATCGCGTTGCCAATGCTGCCCATGAGGCTGGCCAGCTCGTTGTAGGCTTCGCGGAATGGGTTGATGATGTAGCCCTTGACCGAGTTCCAGGCTGAGCTGGCTGCGGACGCCACGTAGTTCCAGGCAGATGACAGTGTGCTGCCAATGGCGTTACCGATCGAAACCAGGACATTCCAGGCAGACTTGATCGGATTTACGATGTATTCCTTGATCAAGTTCCAGGCAGCCTGCGCTCCTTCCTTCAGGCCATCCCAGATCATGACAAAGAAGTCCTTGATCGCATTCCAGACGGTCTTGGCCACAGAAGTGATCGTCTCGTGGAAGTGATTCCAGATCGAGACCAGAACCGCGATCGGGAAGGCGAAGATCACCAGAAGCAGCGGCCACCACTTCTCGAAAAAGCCCTTGATCGCATCGAACACGGATACGATTCCGCTCCAGATCGCCTGAGCTGCGCCCATCACGGCGGAGACCACTGCGTTCCAGGCAGTTTCGAGTGCATGCCAAACTGCCAGCGTGGCGGACTTAACTGCTTCGTACGCAGTTTCGATTCCGTGCCACATTGGTAGGATGCCGTTGTCGTAAACCCAGACGGCCGCAGCGGCGATGGCGTGGAAGGCTGCCTCCAGACCGTGCCAGGTGGCCATCGCTCCTTCCTTGAGCCCGTTCCAGACCGTGTTGACGAAATCGTGGAACCACTTGAAGTGGTTGTAGGCGTAGACGACACCGACACCGAGAGCCACAAGGGCGGCGATGACAAGCTCGATGGCCAGAACGATGGCACCCAGAGGGTTGGCATCTGCGGCAGCGTCGAAGGCTACCATGCCAGCCGTACCAGCCTCTTCGGCGGTGGTGAAGAGACCCATGGCAGCACTCAGCACACCGAAGGCGGCACTCAGGGCCTTGACGGTCTCCGCGACCACCATGAGGGCCTTGAAGCCTGCGACCATGGTGACGACAGCCGCAGCAGCTCCGACAAGAAGCTTGACCAGAGTCTGGTGATGCTGGATCAGAGTGGCCAGCTTCTCGACCCAAGGCAGGATTGCCTGAACGATCTTGGTGACGATCGGAAGCAGCGTTGTGCCTAGGACGATGCCCGCTGCCGCGAACGCCTCCTTGGCCTGCTTCATCTTGAAGTTGAGAGTCTCCTGAGTCTGGTTCCAGCCCTGGATCTTACCGTTGGCAGTCCCGGCCGCCCCGGAGATCTCGTCCGTCTTGCTCTTAAAGTCCGCCAGGTGGCTACCGGTCAGCATAAGAGCTGCCTGCATGGTGTTCTGGTCACCTGTGGTAGCCTTCAGCGCGGCATCGAAGTCCGCGAATCCTGGCTTACCAGACTTCAGCGCGTCGTTGAAGCCGTTGGCCTTCTCGGCTAGAGAGAGGAACTGTGCACCCTGGCCAGCGCCCTGAGCACCCATCTCCTTGACGGCCTTGGTGTACTCCTTCGCCCCAAGGTTACCGTCCAGGAACTTCTGGGACAGGGCCTGAAGGTTCGGGCTCATGCTCTGAAGCATGCTGTTCAGCGCGGAACCCGCGTCGGCGGACTGCTTGAACGCCTTCGCCGCGTCCTCTCCACCGGGAGCGATCTTCAGGGCAGCCTGAGTCGCCAGGTCGAGTGCAGCCGCAAGACCACCAGGACCGTGAAGAGTGTCGGTCATCTGCTGAGCTGTGATGCCAGCCTGGTTCCACGCATTACGCATGGTGTCAGTGGGTGCCTGGAGCTTCTGAATGGTGTGCGCAAGCTCCTGGGAAGCCTGCTGAGCGCTCATACCCTGCTTGGTCATGACACCAAGCGCTGCGGCGACTTCTGACAGGCTGACGCCAGCGGAAGACGCGAAAGGCAGAACGGACGAGAGGCTGTTGCCAAGATCCTGCATGGACATACCACCGACCTCGACGGCCTGACCCAGGATGTTGGACACCTGAGCAGCCGATCCAGCCTTCTCGCCATAGCTGTTCATGGCGTCAGCCACGGACTTCACTGTGGTGGCAAGGTCTGCATGGTGAACCTGGGCCATCTCGGAGGCCGAGGTCATGATCTCCATGGACTTGGTGACGTCGCCGGTACGCGAGTTCACCTGGAAGAAGCCGTCAGACAGCTCCTTCGTAGACACACCAGCCTGTACGGACAGGTCCAGGAGGTACTTTCGCACTTCGTCAATGCGGTCAGCAGAGACACCGGCACCGGTTACAAGGGTGGTGGTGCTCGCCTGGAAGTCTCCGGCCAGCTTGACGGAAGCCCCGGCAGCGACAAGAATGCCTGCTGAAGCGAGAGTAGCCGCCTTACCGGCAGCCATGATGCCATCCTTGACCACGGTGCCAGCGTTGGCCACGACGAGGTTCGCGTCGGCAAGGTTTCGCTGAGCACCCTCAAGCTCCCGCGCGGACACAGCAGCAGCGGTCTCAGCGTTTCGGACGCCCACCATGGCAGCCTCTAGCTGGGAGGCGTCACCAGCCATGAGGGCAGCATTAAGACGCGCCTGAGCATCTGCCAGAGCACTGGTGGTCAGTGCCGCATTCTCCTGGGCACGAGTCAGGTTTTCTTCAACGGCTGACATCTTGACAGCGTCGATCTCCCCGCGAGCGTAGGCCGCGTTGAGGCGGTCCATGGCTGCTGTTGAGGAGTCCGACGCTGCGTTGATGGTCGAACCGAGGTTACGGAAGACGTCAGCAACACTCTTGAGGACGTTGGTTGCCTGGTCCTGAGCTTCAACGACGGCAAGAAGTGTCATCACTTCGGCTGTGGAAGGCATTGCTATCCTCGCAAAGAGTTGCTAGACTCGGTGTTGTCCCTGAGGGGCGGGACGGGACTGGCGTTCGCGCTGAGCCT